CGATTGGAGCAGTCCCAGTGACGGACGTAACCGTGCCAGTATTGGTCGTCCACCCAGAATCGTTATTCATCCCCGACAAGGCAATGTTCGCCTTCGTCAGCTTGTACTGTGCGGCAGCCGCATCGGTGACCAAGAAGTAGTCGCCGTCACCATCAGAGGTGGACGTGGACGCTTCCGACAGGTCGACGTTGATCGTCGGCACTGGCCCCGTCGCCGACGTGACATCAACGAGGTTCCCAGCGGTAATCTCGGTGATGTCACCAGCCAGGGCCGTAATATCGCTGATAAGGGCCTTCTTCGACGAACCTTCCCCGATGTCCTCTATCGCCACATAGTCGCCCGCAACCGCAGTAACGACAGACAGTTCGTTCACATCCAGGGCAAGACTCACAGCCCCAGTCGAACCGCCCCCACTCAGACCATCCCCAGCCGTGACAGCCGTTATGTCCCCAGTGGGGACTTGATCTATGCGTTGCGTAATCCTTGAAGGCATGGTCGCTCCTAGCCGAAGTAGGTAACGTCAATGGTGCTGCTCGACGAAACCCGAATGAACTTCACATCGCCAAGATCATCCTGGTACAAGTCCAAAACTGAGTACGGGTTGAGGTAGTGGCCCACACTGGCCGTCGGCGTACCCCAACGAACCCTGATCGGCTCGGCACCGTTGGTGACCATCGCCGCGATAGCCGTCGCGGGCACAGATGCCAACGCCACGGCTGTAGCCGCCACGGCCAACTGCTCGTCGCCAACCGACGCCCCGTACTCTGATGCTGACCTTCTGATACCCATTAGTCCCGCTTTCCGAAAATGCCCAACCTGGTTGCGTCGATCTCCGCCGCTTGGGCAACCAGTGTCTGCGCCAACTTGCGAAGCTCGTACTCAATAGAGACAGCGTTCTGTCCCAAAAACTTGTGAGTCGGCTTGTAAATGGTCGGCATCAGTCCTCGACCACCCAGTCGTCATCGATCATGTCGCCCAAATCATCCAACGCCACACTCAAATAGTTGACTGTGAGCTGCAAGTCCTCCAGGTCTGCTGCCCTGGCGTACGCGTTCATGTCCATTGTCTGCTCGATGGAGGACACTGTTGCTTCCAAATGGTCGATGCGCGCCACCAGGCGTGCTGAGGACCATGTGACTGTGCCGACGATTACGGCCACGGACAGCATTAGCCCGACGGCGACGGTGGGGATTCTGACTTGGCGGATATCGGTGGTGTCAGTCATTATTCGGTGATCTCAACCCATGAGGTCGTGTCCTCGTCCCAGACGTAAACTGGATCGTCCTCCGCTGAGGGGTCTGCGGGGTACGGGACGGGTGCTTCCCAGACGTAGTTGTCGTCCAGCGTCCACGACGGGAATGGTTGCGGGACAATGAACATGTCGGCGGTCGCGTCGTAGGTGCCTCCTACGCCCGCATAGCGGGTGCGGAAGTTGTGGTTGTAGGAGGTCTGGATCCACGTCCCCGACTCGGGGAACAGGCCGTTGAGAAAGTCGATGCCTCGCTGCTCATCCTCAATGCCATCCAAATGGGTGACATCATTGTGGATGGAAAGTACCTGTAGCACCGTGTTGGTTGCGTCTAGTTCTGCGAAGTGCGCCATCAGGTCAACCACCTAACGACTACAGCGCCGGTAGCGCCTGCGCCGCCCTCGTATAGGTACGTTCCCCCGCCGCCACCCGAGCCGGTATGGGCGGTCGCTGAACCCCCCGCACTTGAATCCACACCGCCAACCCCTGCGCCTGCGCCCGCACCGCCAGACGCTCCGCCTGTGGTGTCCGTCCAGCCACCGCCACCGCCACCGCCACCAGCCCACGTTCCGACACCCGTGCCGCTGGTCGTCCCGTCGGCGTAATTGTTCGTGCCATTGGCACCGCCCGTACCACCCTCGCCACCTATCGGCGTGGCCGCCGCGTCGTACTCGGTGCCATCTCCGCCGACGCCGCCTTTGCCGCCACCGCCGCCAGCGCCACCACCCAGTCCAGGTGCCCCACCCTGATTGCCTTTACCGCCATCGTTGCCCTCACCGGCCGTACCCGACCCGCCGTTGTTGTAAGGGTTGTACCCTCCAGCCCCACCACCTGACCCCCCAGAGGCACCGGCGGAGACGTTATCTCCGCTTGGGCCACCACCGGTCGTGGCGTGGGTGCTGCCGCCGTTGATGGCGAATGAACTAACCGAACCAGCACCACCGGCAACGCCATAGTTGCCGGTAGCAGCGCCACCCGCGCCACCGCCACCGACAGTTACGGTGTGTTCTGCCAAACCCAACGTCTGTGATGTGAACGCTTCAGCGCCACCCGCTCCGCCCCCGCCTGAACCGAGACGCCACCAAGCGGTTCCGCCGCCCCCGCCGCCAGCACCACCAGACACCACCCAGATGTCGAACGCGACGCCAGCAGGGTTGGCGCTGATCGTGAACGTACCCACTCCAGTCCAATGGAGGGAGGTGTAATCGCCGTGGGTGCGGAGTGTTGGAGAACCCGTCGTTGTGTACTCCAGTTCCGCGGCCCCGAACAGGCCACCATTCAGCCAAGAAGACACAGCCGTCGAAGGCCACCCCTTCGCGGTGTCGTGCCGTCCCCGCCAGTTGGATATGGCGGTAGACGGGTTGGTGCGATCCTGACGAAACATTTGCTAGGCGGTGATGCGGTTGACGTAACCGTTTATGTTGATGACATTCGTTGTTCCAGCAAACGCCCTGACAATCAGACCGTTCTGCAACAGTGTCCCTGGGCATACCAAAACCCAGCCTGCCTCAGCAGTAATCGTGACCTCGGACAGATCATCAGGTGAAGCAACCCCGCCGTACTCGATGGTGAGCTTCACATCAGACCCAGACGTGTTGCACGCATACAACCAGATTTCGTCCAGGTCAGAAGTGCCCGCTACAGCCGTATGAATCAGCGTTCCCGCCGTCGCCGTAGCGGCGACCTTGATGTTCCTGCCGTCAGCGGGTGTGCCCGACAGTTTGATCTTGGAATATGTTGCCATTGGCCTTCCTTAGTTGAAAATCGTGTTGTTCAGAATAAGCTGTGCATCGTTGGTTACTACTGAAATAGCGGGTGTCGTCCCACCAGACGACACAATCGGAGAAGTCCCAGTAACCGCCGTGACCGTTCCCGCCGTGGGCGAAGCCCACTTGATGCCTGTGGCCTCCGTCGAGTCGGCAGTCAACACGTAGGTGTTGGCACCGACGGCCAGGCGGGCGATCACGTTGTCAGCCGAAGCGGCCAGCAGGTCGCCCTTGGCGTCCACCAAACTGTTCTGCAACAGCCCAGGGGCCGAATTGACGAACGTCTCCACGTCGGAGAAGTTGGTGTTCATGTCGGCGGCCACAATCGTGGTGCCCGCCGAAAAGTCGTTTGTGACAGCCAACGTCGCCATCTAGCGCAATCTCCTCGGGTTGTATGTGAACGCCATAGCGTTCACCTCCCAGTGGTTGTTCGTGGAGGGACCATTGACCTTCAAACTAATGCTGAGGGCTGTCCCAAGTGTGGGTAACCGAATCACGTCTGCGACGAGATCCCTTGAAATGGCGTCCCATTTGGCGACATACGCGGAATCGGGGTCGGCGTCATCCCATTTCGCCGTGTTCCACAACGAATCGGAAGTTTTCCCCGTCACGTTCACGTCGAATGTCGTCGTCTGCGACGACTTGTCGTAGTTCTTGTACACCTGGACGGGCATCGTGATCGAGGACTCCGCCAAGGTGATGAACCTTGGCTTCCCCCACCGTTTCTTCGTAATCGGGTCGTTGCCCGTCAACCACGGGGTCACGAAATACGACGTGATGTGCACCTCCGTGGACCCCGTGTAACGGTCGGATGTACGGTTCTGTTCGTCCTCCACGTCGACCACGCACCCCGTGTTGGCGACGCAACCCGCCAGGACGGATGCCCGTTCGTTCGGGGGCCGATACGCCAACAGTGGGCCAGCGTCAATATCGGTCGTTATCCAGGCGCCGCTCTCGCCGATCGTCGGGTCGAAGATCAGGGTCCGCCTGGTGGTCGCACCGTCTTCCGTCCAGTCGATCGACACGAACAGCTTGTTGTCGCCCCACGCCAACTGGGGCGGATTCACGAACGTGATCCGCCCATCGTCGATGGCTGGTTGCAGTTTGGAGAACAGGTAGACGAACTGTTCCCCGTTGTACAGGTAGATGCCTTCCTGCGCCGACCAGAAGAACACCCCGTTCGGGGTGATCGCGGGTGACGACAGTGGGATCATCCCCACTGAGGAGGACTGTGCCTGCACCTGGAACGAGTCAGAGTCGTAACCGAAGATCGCGTACGTCGAGTTCGACTTGAACACCAACAGGCGGTCACCGAACGGTGCCAACCCTGTGATGTAGTCGCCGTGTTCACCCTTGTCGATGTCCACATAGTCGGCGTCGATCAGGGCTTCACCCCACTTTTCGGGTTCGTTGGCGTTCGACCAGCGAACCCTGGTCTTGTGCGCCGTGGACCCCTCGTACGTGTTGGCGGCCCATGCGAAGTTGTTCCAGAACGTCACATACTGGGCTTGCGGAAAGTTTCCCGTCGTCCCATCGAACGTGGCGCCCAGGTCGGCTGCCGCCGAGCCGTTCCACTTGAACGACGGCTGATCGTACGAAACCCCGTACGCGACGTTGTTCATCGTCATCCCGTACACCCTCGAACCAGCGGTGCGGGCCGTGATACCCGTCAAATCAGTAAAATTGGTACTAGTTGATTGGGCGACCACGGTGCCATAGTTGACCATCACAGCGTTGGTGCCGCTATCAGTGTGGAAACCCCACATGCCTTTCACGTCGGCGGACAACGCCGTCGGGTTCCTGCGGTCCACGCCGTCGCGCATACGAACCCCGCCCCTGGGGTCGACGACGACGTTCAACAGGTCTGGCGACTCATTGGGTGCCAGGTTGAACTGGTCGGACCTGAGGTTCAAACCACCTGAGAAAGATTCAAGCGTGGCGAGGCGGAAACCGCTTCCACGCGCACCAGCTCCACGGACCATCCGCTACTCCCAGGAGTAGCGGAGACGGTTGGGCAGGATGACCTGCGACCTCCATCTCGACGCTGAGCGGCTGTTCAACAGCAGCGGTTGGGGTGCAGGAGTGTCGGCGTAACGACCCGTCAGATTTTCCAGTTCCGACGCGAACATTCCGAAATACTGGGCTGCCATACCAGGGTCTTCCTGCTGCTCGTAGGCGCGGGCAATCCCGTAGGTAGCGATCAGGATGTGGAACGGGTCGGGCAGGTCCGACGGTTCCACCGAGTCGCCCACCCCAGCGCCGAAAGCGGTCGGATTCTGGTAGCCCCTGAAATAGACGGTGTAGACAGAACCAGGGGTGGGGTACAGGCGAACCGTTTCCGCCCACCACGACCACCACCATGCGGCCCCCGTCGTGTTGGACTGCAACGGGTACACGATGTCGCCTTCGTCACGACCGACGAACGTCAGGACGTGATTGTCAGTTTTCATCGCTGCGAGTTCACGCAAACCGTTCGTCACCGACGTGCCTACAGCCGCCAGGGTGTAGTCCTTCTGGTCGACAACGGTGCTAAACGTCGATTCGGCCTCATAGAACGGCCAACGCTTCTCCGAGTAGACGATCTTGTCGTACCCCTCGCCAAGGAAACGGTTCAGGGTGTCGTCGATGATGTCGGACGAGTCGATATCCACCACGGAGCGGATATACGAGCGCATGGTGGAAATGTCCACCAGCTACTCCTTCGGGGTGTGGAAGACGCACAGGTCGCTGCCCGTAACGGGGCGCCCCTTACAGGGTGCCCCGCTGCGGGTCAACGAACTGCACTTACTGACCTCGGGTTCGGGAACGCTAGGCGCCATTGGTTGCATTCGCTGGATGTTGCGCGACGAACCCACAGTTTGTGGTCGTGGCGAAGTATCGCGGAAACCATCGGCAGGCTGCCCGTAAGGGCGTTGCTCAGCCTTGTACGCGTATGCGAACCCTCGTCCCATCAGGGTCAGTCGTTCAGGTTGCGAAGCAGCCCCTGGCGGGCACGGTTGCTGATTGTCAACTCGCCGTAGCAAAGCAACTGCGAGAAGACCGCATCCTGGTTTGTGGGCCGCACGAACGGTGTCGGCTTGAACCAGACATCGGAGTGTGCGACCAGTTGGATGTACTTCGTGTTCAAGAAGTACATCTTCGTAGCCAGGTTGGTGTCGCTGTCAAAGGTCACAGGTGCGCCCTTGAACAGCAGGTTCTGGAAACCACCATCAGCCAGGTCAGTATCCGTGTAACGAATGTTGGTTTCGAGGAGTTCCTCGTAAGCCTCGTACTCGGCCTGAGTGGTGATGATGATTGTCGGCTGGTCGTTGCCAACGGACACACTGTTGTACAGGGTGCCCATTGTGGCAATAGCCAACGCGCCTGGACCCGAATCGGCAGGACCGTTACGGATTGTTGACCGCCACCAATCGTTGTCCCCATCGCTGGAGTCAATACCACCAACGGTGGCCGTGTTGTCACCAACGAGAACGCTCAAACCGAGCATGTCCTTGTTGGAGTTGCCTGTACCGTCGGCGTAGAACATGGTGTTCATGTTCTCGATGATGGTTTCCTGCGTCTGGAAGATCTTGCCTTCCAGCAGGTCAATGATCTGGGCTTCGCCGTTGTTCTTGGCTTCCTCCATACCGTTGATTGTGACCGTGGCTGCGTACTGCTTCCAGTCGTACTCAGCGGCAGAAATGCCAGTCTGAGCCGTAATGGAAATAGTGTCCGTACCTGCGTACGAACCAGCCGTTGAGTTGGTCCCGTAAATCACTGGGACTACGATCTTCGCCCCACCACTGATCCGACGAATGGTCTGTCCATTCGTCAGCGCGTAGAACAACGGCCTTGCGCTGAAGATGTTATCTGTCAGCTTCGGGATGTAATTCTTGAGCGTGGTAGAGAGAATCTCGTCAAAGTTGCTGTTGCCAGCCGCCATCTGAAACCCCCTTCAAAGGTTTAGGTGCCTAATTGTTTCTTGGCGAGGGCAAACGCCTCACGTAAAGAAGAAACCTTCTCTGGCGACCCGCTATCCACAACGGCACCCTGCTGAACGGTTTTACCGCCCTCCACAGGGACACCACCACGTTTCGCATCCAACGTCTCCTGGTCGCGCTGAAGTTTCCCAGCGTAACCAGCCAAACCGTTGAAGTTCATGTGAGTGTAAGCAGCCTCCAGATTGGCGATCTTGTAGTCCAGGGCGTGCTTGAACAACACCCGTTCATCAAAATTGCCGTACTGGCCCTTCAAACGTGAAACTTCCTTGTCCAACGCCTGCTTCCTGTACGTCTGCGCCTGTCGAGCAACCTGGGCCTCAAGATGGGCGACACGTTGAGCGGTAGGATCCTCGTCCTCCCAAGACGACGTGTCGTCCTGGGGCACGGGGTTGCCCTCCACACCCAAAGCGTTCCCCAACGCGGCCAAAGTTCCCTGCGGGTCGGCCTCAAGGGCCGACACGATGGTTTCTGCCTGTTGTAGACGCTGACGTTCGGATGCCAACTCTTGCGTCTTACGGGTGTAATCCGCCTGACGTTGGTATCCGCTTTGCAGTTCCTCAAGACTGACCTGCTGCTCCGCTCCGTCAACTTTGACGGTGTAGCCGCTGGTTCCTGTCGGTTCTGTTGTCGAAAGCCCTGGATTGTCCGCCACGGCGGGTTCTGTCGCTTCCGTGTTTTCTTCGGGCACTTCTGCCTCCTGGGAGTCCTAAATGGTTGCTCCTACTAGACACGGTGGGGGTGTCCCACCGTGGATCAAAGCGCAGGCAATTCCAACCCCATCTGGTTCTGCAACTGCGCCAACAACTCGGGTGGGACGCCACCCGTCGGGGCAAACGCCCCCAAATCTGGTGGTGGTGGGAGGGGAACGCCCCCCACGTTCGGAACCTGCGGCTGCTGCTCGGGGGGCGCGGAGCCATTCTGCGGCGGCGTTTCACCCGCAACAGCCTGCTGCTCAGGGGTCGAGGGCTGCTGTATGAGGAACTTCATCGGATCCTTGATTCCGAAACCCTCCTCAAGAATGTGCATCGCCAACGCGCTGGGGTCGATAACGGTGCCGACCAGCGGCGCAATGGCGTTCATCAAAGAAACAGCCTGCTGCTTGCGAATCGTGTCGTTGATCGGCTGCGTCGAACCACCCTCAACTGAAAAGTCGTACTCCCCCTGGATCTCCTCACGCGTGTACGGCACGTACAGGGACTCGCCGCCCTTCTGGGCGACACGAGCCATCGCCTCACCCGTCATGTACTGCTGGATTAGTTGAATGACGCGGCGACCAATGTGACCAATCGCTATCTCAACGAGGGCCAGCTTGTCGGCAGCCCTGGCGTTCTGCGCGTCAGCGATGATCGACGCCTCGGTCGCGGTGCGGCGAATCTCAGGCATCGCACCCCTGGCGTACTCCGAGATCCCCGAAACAGTGTTGATGTCGTCTTCAATAATGTTCGAGTATGCGTAGATGTCGCCCGAAATGGGGATCTGCGGCATCGGGATAACCACCTCAGACAACGGCTTGTTCTCGTCCACGACGGGAACAAGCCTCCCATCCTCGTCGGATTCCAACGCTTCACGCCCCTCAGGGCCGAAAGACCTCTCGTGGTACAGGTACTTGCGGGCGTACCGTTTCCTGTCGTTCATCAGCTGCGAACGGGTCTTGTCCAACTCCAACTGCAACGACTCGATCGGTTCCAGGTCGCCAATCGGGTAGAACACGTCGGGCACGTCATAGTTTCGCAGCATCACGAACGGCTGCCCGAACGCGTACGGCATCACCGTCGGCGCCACCAGGAAGCCGTCGCCCTGATCGGCGAACACCGCCATGGTGTTCGTCGGAATGTCGTAATACTCCCAGATGACCACACGGTCATCCTCCACGTACCGTTCCAACTTGTCTTCGTAGCGGCCGTCCGAATACGACGGGTTCACACCAGCATTCGCAGACAACCCCTTACGCACCGAAGGCGAATACCGCCTATCATCCTGCGCTTCCTTCAACGGTCGCACAATCCGTTGCGCGATCCACATGGCATCCTCGACACAGGTCGCCTCAGGATCGACGAACATGTCGAACGGGGAAACACGCTCCACGAACGGCTGATCCTCCACAATCGTCATCTGCGTCGTCGGCAGGTTCGCCTCAATCTCCTCATCAGACGGCAAATCCGACGCCAGGAACGGCTCCTCGAAAGCGAACGCGTCCGCCTCCGTGACCGCCTGGTCGTACATGGCGCCACGTTCCCCATCACCCAGGGAACGCTCCTGCTCAATGAACCGCCAACCAACCTTCAACCAGCCGTGCCCGACAATCAGGAAATCCTTCACAGCCCGACGGAACGGGGTGCGGAAATCGTGATGGCGCCACAAATGGTTGACGACAGCCTCCACGAACGCGGCACGCGGCTCATCGCCAGGATGGTTGGCTTTCACCACGATCTTCGGATGGTTCACCGCCACCGACGGTGCAATCACATTCACCGTCGAAAACGACAAGTTGACTGCGATCAGGTCACGATCCGACGAAGTGGTCCTAGGCCAATGCTTACCCCTGTACAGGTCGATCAGGCGACGCCACGTCCTGTCATGGCCCTCCTCGTCGCGCCAACGGCGCGACAAGTTCAACCGATGCTGGTAGTCCTCAAGTAGTTCGCTGCGAGTCTTACGAGCCATCAGAACATCGCCTTCTCAGGGAGCTTTTCGATGTTGCGGCCCTGAGACTTCGCCTCAGCGAACCGCTTCTCGTCGACCTCACGTTTCGACAGATGCTGCTCATCGAACCCCAACGCGCGCGACCGCCAACCACTCTTGGTGTCAACCCTGACGGTCAACAGCTTCTGACGCCACTCCCACAAGTCATCCAACTCGTCGTCGTGGACATCCTCACGGATGTCACGAACATACGAGCAAAACTCCTCGAAAGAAGCCTCGGGGGGCAGAACGGCCACTATCGGGCGTTATGACCCTTGAGCTTCGGCTGCGGCTTCGCAGGCTCGACCTTGCCGCTCTCACCATGCTGGTTGAACGGTGTCGTGCGAGGCGTGACCTCACCGTAGCCACCCGTCTGCTGGGCATACTTCGGGTCGCTTTTCCGCTGCTTCGGTGAATTGGGGCTACCAGGCTCCCAAATCGGGTTGGACACGACAGAACCACCGCGTTCCATCTTGTTGTTCTGGCCTGTACGGCCATCAATGGTTTCCGTACCGTTAGTGTGCGAAACAAACCTAGCCATCAAAAACTCCTTGTTAGACATGTCTACAAACCGTGGGCGGGTGTCCCACGGACGCTGTTAGAACCAATCCTGTACGCTCCAGGGTCCGAATCGTCCCCCACGGCCAAGCGGCGAAACCAGTCGATAGTCCAATAATCGTCAGGATGGTCAACATACTCGGGGGCGTGCGCGTACTTCCTCATCTGGTTCGCCAACGCCAAAGCCATCACCCTGTCGTCGTACGGCGACCCCGACATCGACCCCCGCTCATTACGGGTAAACGTACGCAACTCCCCGATCGTGTGACGGTCGTACAACACCAGTTCGTTGTTCCGCAACGCCATCCCCAAATCGTCAATCATCAAAGGCTTCGACGTGCGCGTCGTCCTCCAACCAAACTCCATCGACACCTTGGAAGTGACCTGGTTCAACGACCGCTTCCGAAACATGCGCGGATACCCCAACTGGCGCAACATCGTGATCGTCGTCAAACCATGATTGTTCGACTCGACGCAACACAAGGCATCCCGATACCACAACCCGACGCGGAACACCTCAGCAGCCAACTCGTCAGGCGGAATATGGCCGTGCCATATCGCCGCCTGATCGCCCGTGTTCACATCCAACACCTGGATGCACGAATAGTCGCCATGCCCCAAACCCTCAGCGGTGTCCACCCCCAACACGTACGCGTGGTCCCCCTCAGGCTCACACCAAACATCGAAACTCACGACCTGAACTCCACAGCCCTGGAAGACAACTCATGCAAATAGCCCGACACCCCAGGGCGGCACCGCAACTCCATCTCCGCCAACACATCCAAATCAAACACAGGATTACCCGACTTCACGAACGCCTCCTCAGGTGTAGTCGGATACTCCTGAGCGAGCTGCCACGGCAACATCGCCTGACACTTCGACTCATACCACGAATCGTCACGATCCTCCGTCGCAGACCACGGATAGAACATGGATTCAAACTTGTTGTTCCCCGTTGAAGCCCCAACCCACAACTGGTGAAAGAAATTCCCAGAACCATTCGCCGTGGACAACCCGATGATCCGCCCGCCCACGTCGGCAACAGGCTCGATAGAAGACCACGCCTCCTCAGGGTTGGGCAAGAACGCCCACTCGTCGACCACGATCAGCGTCGCAGACTCACCCCTGGCAGGGTCCGATGCCGAAGGCATCGACACGATCTGGGAACCATTACCGAAATACATGCGTTGCTGATGCTCAACCAGGCTGCGCGGCCCCCTGTCAAGCATCCAGGATGGCAGATGCGAAAACCCGTACTTCGTCTTCCGCAACAACTGGACCGCTTCACGCTCCGTACGAGACAAGTCGATGATGTTCTGGTCTGGCGTGAAGAACGCCAACCAGAACTGGTGAGCAGCCACCAGCGTAGACCAGCCGATCTGACGGGCCTTCAACGTCAAAGAATAACGGTTATTATCCCAATGGATCAGGGCGTTTCGTTGCGCACCACGCAACGAAAACAGGATCCGCCCACGAGCAGGATGAGCGATATACCAGTACTTCTCCAAAAAGTACCGCTCACTACGAGCACACTTACGCCACTCCCCCTCCTGGCGAAGCTCACCCAGGCGGCTCATCTACTCGAACAACGACTGTAACAGACGACCCAAACCCCAAACCGTGAAGGCAACAGACAAGAACATTGCCGTCACCAACACCGAAACCGTCCACCTCACTGGCACGACTCGCACACCTCGGGAGTCTCAACACCGCACTCCAACACCTCGTCAGCCTCAGGGCCATGAAACGGATCACCCCACGGACCCAAAATAGGACGCTCACCAAACGCCTCCTCACGCCACTCAAGAAGCTCGTCACCAGGCGCCACCCACACACCATCACGCAAAACGTGCCCAACGCTCACTCCACACCCTCCCCGCGAAACTCTGCCACCAAGCCAGCCAACTCATCCGCCAACTCCAAATCAGACAAACCAGCCACCTCACGGTCATCATCAACAATCACACGCCGCTTCGGCGTGAACTTCTCAATGTACTGCAAATACAGAGACGCAGCCTGAACAGACCCACCAACCGCAGCCTGATGCAACGCGTCAATCACACCCTGCGTACGCTCAGGATGAATATTCAGCTCAGCAGCGCGACGATCCCACTCCCTGATGAACCTGGGATCACGCTTCCAAC